TAAGCAAAAGTTAAATCTTTGGTTATGAGTGTTTTACGACTAAAATAATTGTGTAAATACTTGGCTAATTCATTGATAATGAGTATCTTTACAATACTAAAAGAAACCAATATTACTAACAATTAAAATACAAGAGCAATGAAAAAGGTAATTGTAAAAGAAGTGAGTTACAAAGGTCATTTAATCACAAAGTTTGAAGATGATTTTCATCAAGAATTCGTCATCATTGACAACGATGAATCAAAGTTGTATGACAGCATTGCAGATGCAAAGAGGGTTATCAGGGGTGAGCAGCCAATTTGTGAAATTGGATGATAAGTTTAACCAGCAGGGCGAAAGCCCTGCGCAATATAGAAGGATATGAAAGAAAATATATTTTTAAAAGCAGTTATAGAAAAACCGTTATTGAATAATGAACCAGAAGTTTTACACCTTTTCGTTCAAATTATCAATGAAATAACTTTTTGCATGTCAGAAGACGAGTTAAGAGGCTGTATGAACTCTTTAATAGTAAGATACCCTTATTTTAAACTGTTTTTCGATTATGGTTTCGGACATAATCATATGTGGGTGAAAGAATCAGGTTCTTTAGAAAGATTGATATTGGTTGAGTTCTAAATTCGGTAGCCTTCTGGCTACCACAATATACACGATTATGAAAGCAGATTTAGTTTTAGTTATCAGCCCTGAAGCCCCACTGATGAAGCAATTGAGCAAAGCATTGGGTAAGATGGTAACCCCTTATGACTTCTCTACTATAGAAAGGGGTGAAAAGTACATCACCATACAGCATGATGAAACCGGGCTTGTAGTAGCTTACACGAGTGAAAAAAGATTGAATGTGAAACATTAAATATCGATTATTATGGGTGAAATAGCAGATAGTTTAATTAGCGGTGAATTTGACTGTATCACAGGTGAGTATTTAGGCGAAGCGGTCGGTTATCCGAGAACGCACGCTTATGACAGACGTGAATATGTGTCGCCAGTTGAAAAGAAGCCTACCAGCAAGGCGAATGTCTGTATAACTAACATGTGCAAAGACAGAGGATTTAGTAACCGTGCAAAGATTGAGCTTGTAGCCAAGTTCTTGCATAGCAAAGGTTACAAGCAGTTGCCTAACTTATCACAGCAGTATAAAATCATTCACAGCCAGTACAAAAATGATTTTAAAAGTTTTTTGGTTGAACAAGTAAAGCAAAGAAAGGATGAATAATATATTCACAATATGCTATTCAGAAGAAGAAGCAAATGAAATAGGTCACTTCATTTTGAGTAGAGGATACGAGGGTGTTCAAAATGATAGCTATAGATATTGTCGTGAAGCGATTTGGTGGGTTTTCAAAGAAGCTAAAAGGCATCATTCAAATTGCATCTACGTTGGCGTTGCAGGTTGCCAAATGACTATATCAAAATCAAAGCGAGGTCTTAGACGAAATGGTCTTAAATACATAGAGAAAAGGCGAATGTTTTACAAATTACTAAGTAAGTATTGAAATGATTATGAACTCAATAAATGTAAACGGTTGCAGCGTATGTCAACCCGGTAAAGAGAACTATTGCACTTACACTACCAAATTGAAAGGTAAGAGAGTAAGAATGTACCAGTACGACTACCGTACTGATAGCGGTGAGTTGTTTTCTTGTTGTGCACCTACCTTAGAGGCGTGCAGAGAAAGACGGGATAAATGGCTGTCAAAATAGCACTATTCCTTTGCTATATAAAATAGAATCACTATCTTTACATAAACAAAAAACTAATTAATATCCATTGTATGGGCGTGAGTCACACGTAGAAACTGTTTATTTTATGAAAACTCAAATCACATCCTTAATTAACGGGGCAAAACACATTCGCAGAGATTTATCTAATCCAAAGTACACTGACTGTCCAAAAGCAACGTCACATATTGGCTATGCTGGCACAAATCTTAAATTACGTGCTGAAATTGCAGAAAAAGTTATTGCAGAAAACCCTGATGGCATGGACGTTGAAATATTTGGAAAGAAATTTCGTTTGTTTCGTTCATCTTCATTGTCCGGTAAAACTATATGGTTTTCCACAGAGATAACACTTGATGATTTCATGTTATTGTCTGGTTATAAGGAAAATCCATTCACACAAAGTAAGGAATCAAAATTCGAACTGGAAATTAACAATGATATGAATGTACTGCTTCATAAGTGGTGCAGAGCTAATGATAAGGCACAAATGAAGTATAGAGGATATGATTATATAGACGAATCGTTTGTAACTATAATATAACAATGAACAGATTTAAATTAGAACATAGTCAAGACCTGCCAAACTGGTGGGTCTTGACTGATATAGAGAACTTGATAGTATGCAAGTTTAAAGAACATGAGTTCAACGAAACTCAAAAGATTACCATTCTTGATGATAGCAAGTTTGCGAACAACTCGAATTGCGCCAACGAGATAGCGCACATCATGGCAGAGATGGGTGATTATATGTTTTCCCATTGGTATTCAATAGCTTTTCCTACACCGGTATTTGAGTTCCGGCAAGATGATAAAAATGATAGATTGTTGCTTATTCGTAATAAATTTCCAAAGTATACTATTGAGATACAAGATGATTGTGATTTAAAGCAATTATCTGATTCCTTAAAAGCATGTGGTGAGTTTGTGAAAAGGTATCTAAGCATCAGATAAAAATAAAGTTGCTTAAAAGTGGAATTTTTATAGCCACTTTTATTATATTTGCACCATAGCATTTGATGCTGACGTGCTCCTTCATGTTACCGGGTAGTGCGTATTGTGCTATCCGGTTTCTTTATGGAGCAGTATCATGTGTAACTAATCACCGTATGAAGGAGTACGGAACTACATTATGAACACAATTAAAATTTTTGAGAATGAGCAATTCGGAAAGGTAAGAATTGCGATGAGTGAAAATAACGAACCTTTCTTTTGCTTGGCAGATGTGTGCGGTGTTATAGGCATTGCTAACGCAAGAAATGTCAGGTCAAGGCTTGAAGAAGATGATGTCCGCCAAATGGACACCATAGATTCGTTAGCTAGAAATCAACAAGTTACATTTATAACCGAAAGCGGTTTATATGATGTGATAATTCGCAGTGATAGCGAAAAGGCAAAGCCATTTCGCAAGTGGGTGACGAGTGAAGTTTTGCCTTCAATTCGCAAGCATGGCGCATACATGACCAACGAAACACTTGAAAAGGCTTTGACCTCACCTGATTTTTTGATTCAGCTTGCCACCAATTTAAAAGAAGAAAAGCAAAAACGTATTGAAGCCGAACAAAAAGCAGAAGTTGCCGAGCAGAAAATTCAGCAAGATGCACCAAAAGTTCTTTTTGCCGATGCTGTATGTACCTCTCAACGTTCGTGCCTTATTGCTGAATTGGCAAAAATTCTCCAACAGAACAGAGTGAATATCAGTCAGAACCGTCTGTTCGGTTGGATGCGAGAGAACGGTTATCTTTGCAAAAAAAGGTGATTATTATAATCAGCCAACGCAGAAATCTATGAAATTGGAGCTTTTTGAGTTGAAGAAAACATCAATTACCAAGCCGGATGGTTCGGTATTGGTAACAACCACTACCAAAGTAACCGGCAAAGGACAAATATATTTCGTGAATAAATTCCTATCTAAATAATCAATATAAAAAAAGGGTGTCAAGTGACACTTTACTATATTTATGGACGAAATAACAGCTATATTAGACAGTACCCGACCCGTTGATAATATTATCAACGACTTAAAAGGAAAGTCAGTCTATGTCCCCTCCTGGGATAAACTTATCAAAGACTACGAACCAACAGAACATGAGATAGTATCTGACACAGTTACTCGTAAAGACAAGATTCGATCTAATGGAGATATAGAAAAAGCTTCCCGTATCTACATTGGGCTTGAAAAACTTCTCACCAAACGAATGACTGAATTCATGTTTGCTATCCCAATTAAACGTGTATATCACAATATAGAAGACAATGAAATCCGCCAAAGTATTGCGAAAGCGATTGAAGCGATATATAAGTATGCCCGTATTGATAGCGAGAATACTAATCGGGGCAATGCTTACTTTGCTTCATGCGAAATGTTCACCATTTGGTACACAGTTGAGAGCCCCAACACCCTATACGGCTTTAAAAGTAAGTATAAGCTAAAATGTAAGACCTATTCACCAATGGACGGTGTTAGGTTATACCCTTTACTTGATGAGCTTGGTGATATGATCGCAATGTCTTTTGAATACACAAAAAAAGCCAAAAATGAAGAAGTTACCTATTTCGAGACATACACAGCAAACATTCATTATAAATGGAAACAACAGGGGAACGGCTGGGAATTAGTTAAATCAGAATCGGTCGTTATTCTGAAGATACCTGGAGTATACGCTTATCGTCCTGTTCCCATTTATCACGGTCTTTCCTATATCAGAAAAGAAATCGAATACACCCTTTCACGCAATAGTGACGTGATCGCATATAATAGTGCTCCTATTCTCAAAGTAGCAGGCGCAACTCAAGGAAAAGAAGACAAGGGAGAAAGTCGTAGAGTTTATCGTGTCGAAAACGGCGGAGATGTTTCTTATGTTTCATGGGCGCAATCTATCGAAGCGTTAAAATATCATGTCGATACCCTTATTAAGTTATTTTGGTCACAATCACAAATGCCGGATATTTCTTTTGAAAACATGAAGTCTCTTGGCAACATCGGATTTGATGCAAGGCAGACTTTACTTACTGACGCTCATTTAAAGGTTGGAGATGAAAGTGGTGCATGGATAGAAGCATTTGAACGTGAATGTAGCGTAATCAAAGCTTTCTTGAAAATGATGAATGTTTCTTGGAAAGGTGAGGTAGATAATGTTGAAGTTGAGCATGTTATTACTCCGTTTATCCAAAATGATGAAAAGTCAGAAATAGAGAAGTGGGTTACAGCCAGTGGGGGGAAAGCGGTTGTCAGTCAATTAGAGGCCATCAAGAACTTGGGTATTTCTACCGATCCGCAAAAGACTCTCTCTCAAATTCAAAAAGAAGATGCAGAGGCTTCCAAAAGCAGGATAAGCAATATATTCGAACAATCAGAATAATAATCTAAAATATAAATATTATGGCAAAAACTGATGTACTAGAATTTAGTAAAGAAAAACAAGGTTACTCCTGTGAATTTATTTCTGTTGGGAAATGTGTAATACAGATAGACAGAGAGTATAGTGGCATACTTAGTATATACGCAAAATTGGAAGGTATGGATTATGCACTGTTGTATCAATACTCTTCTGCTCAATTTAATGATAATGTGATTTTTGAGCTTGATGTACAAAAGGGGCTGTCCGTCAAAATAGTAAGTCGGGTAGGCGTCATGAGTGCAAAGATGGCTTATGAATATGAAGGTTTATAGCCTATCTGCCAAGTTGTAGACAAGTTAAAGGCAGCGTAGGTATCTGTTTATGCTGCTGGCTTAAAACTTAAAATCATGAAGAAAAAAATATCAAACTGGCTTATTAGATTAGCATTGAAGATCAACCCACAAGAAAGACTAAGTAGTATTGAACAAGTTGATAACTACGAAGCAAAGAAACTAGGCATATGTCTTACACGGACCAAGAAAGAAATCAAGGATTATCGTAAGAAGATGAAACTTGACGAAGGTTGGTCTAATCGGAAATCAGATGAAATGCTTATCAAAGAAGTAAAAAATGAAGTCCGCCAATCGATTATAAACTCTATCATTCAAAGAGGGTTAATAGAATATTTTGTTGAAAAAGTCGGTGACGCACTTCATGTTACCGGTGAAATTAAAGTATATATAAAAAAAGAATCACATGAAAGTTCCAATAGATGAAATGACGTTTGCCGAAAGCGAATATCATAGAGGTAACAAAATATGGAATGCCCAAACGTTGTACGATTTTGCTAAGGCAAAATAGTATCCAGTTATGGATATGCCACTTTGGAATATCGACTTGACGACAGAGCCGTTTGAGTGCAGCCAGCTTCACAACTTCATATTCCAATGCAAGCGTGTGCGTGACTGTTCCCTTGATTATCCTATCCTATTGGATGAGGTAGGGCAAATAGCAGATGGTTATCATAGGCTGTGCAAAGCCATCTTGGAAGGCAAAGAGACGATTAAGGCTATCCGTCTATTGGAAATGCCCGCACCCGATAGAATTGAAGAATAATGGCAAAGAAAGTAACACCTCAATCCAATTATCATTGCCGGGATTGTGCGCATAGTTACGACTGGCACGAGAAAAATTTAAAAGGCGAGTTCTTCATGTGCCGTTGCCCCTTCTTTAAATGGAGTAAGTTTTTGAATAGAGATATATGTGACAAGTTCAAGAAGAAGTAGTGTATGGCAAAGCCTAAAATCCCCAACCAAAAGAAGAAGTATCAGGAACTCAACAACCGGCTGAACAGGTATGTCGCCCTTGTTGAGCAAATCTACGACACTCTTAACTTGGAAGTCGCCAAAGCCGTGTCGTGTACCGATTACTCCGCTGAAAGCGACAAGCCTTTCAAATGGTCTGACTACCCTCAAACAAGAAAACAGATAGCTGACATTCAAATGCAGTTCGTTGATGATATTCATTCAGTTATCTATCGAGGAACATCCGAGGAATGGAAGAATAGTAACGAGGTACAGGATTTGATGGCTGACAAGGTGCTACAAGCATACGATGCCATTGTGGATAAGAAAAAATACACGGTGCTGTATCAGACAAACTCCGATGCGCTGAAAGCTTTTCAGATCAGAAAGGATAAGGGGTTCAATATATCAGATAAACTTTGGAACCAATCGGCCATCTACAAAGAAGAACTGGAAGCAGCCATTTCTTGTGCCATCCAGAAAGGCACAAGTGCGATTACGTTGAGCAAGCAAATCTCCAAATACCTGCTCGACTTCCCATCGCTGCAAAAAGACTACAAAGAGAAGTATGGAAGTGCGATGCATTTGCTGGATTGCGAATACCGTTCTATCCGACTGGCTCGATCTGAAATTAACATGGCTTACCGGACTGCTGAAAATGAGCGTTGGAAACAAATGGATTTCGTTGTGGGGTACGAAATAAAGCTAAGCTCTTCACATCATCACCGTATGCCACATGGGGATATATGCGATAGGTTAGCAGGTAAATATCCTAAAGATTTCGTATGGACTGGCTGGCACCCGAATGACCTTTGTTATAAAATCCCCATCCTCAAAACAGAGGAAGAATTTTGGGAATGGGATGGACGGAGCGATGTTTCTACAGAAAGCGTGAATGAGGTCAAGGATGTACCGGACGCTTTCAAACAGTGGGTGGGAGCAAATGCTTACCGTATAGAAGAAGCCAAGAAAAGAAGGACGCTACCATATTTTGTTAGGGATAATCAAAAACGAATTGACAGTATACTTGATTATACACCAACTTCGACATTTACAGTTTATAAGATTGAGGGTATGGAGCAGCTTTCAGTCCTTGACGGAAGTAATTACGAGCTTACTAAGGCTGTATCTGATGTGGAATCTAATATACGGCAAAATAAAAGCCATGAGACAGGTGTATTGTTCAATAAGGATGGTAATATTGTGATTGATAAGAGGGGAGGAAGTCGTAGTGTTCAATTCACAAAAGATGAATGTCTCTTAATGAATGACGGAATATTTACCCATAATCATCCGGGTGCATGGGGATATTCGGAAAACGATATTATGCGTATAGGAAATTCTTTCAGCATACAAGATATAGCATTGGCTGTTGGAAATAATCTTGCAGAAATGAGGGCCGTAACCCCTAATTATACCTTTTCAATGAAAAGGCCTGATGGAGGCTGGGGAATAAGCGTAGAGGAATTAATGAAATTATATAATGATGAAAATCGAAATCTGCGGTTAGAATTTACAAGAAGGATAAATAAAGACACACTTACAATATCACAGGCAAGTGCAACTCATTTTCATATATTATGGAAGAGGTTATCAAAAAAACTGGGATTCGATTATTCTAAAATGAAGACTAAATAGCTATATTCGCATTATGGTTAAGAGATTATATAAAAACGGTGACAATTATTCATGTACAGATGACAGGCATGAAATATTAAATCTGTATGCTTCACAATGCGCATACTGTAAACATTTTCATGCAGATGACTATTATTGCTCTGCTTACCCTGATGGTATTCCTGACGAATTGCTTAGAGGCACACAGAAACACAACTCACCCATTAAAGGACAGGTATGTGACACTGTGTATGAACGGGATAAAAAATGGGAGTATTCAGACAATGGAAGATAAACTTATGGAATATGGGAACTACTAATTCACTATTAGAAAAAGCTCTTCAAATAGCAACTGATGCGCATCTTTATCAAGTTGACAAAGCTGGAGCACCTTATATTTCCCATCCTATCCGTGTTTCAAACAGATGTTCTACTGATGAAGAAAGAATTGTTGCTTTGTTGCACGATACGATAGAAGATACTGAAGTTACTGCTGAATATTTACTAATGGAAGGCTTTCCTCGTAATATCGTTGATGCCATTCTTTCTGTCACCCGCAACAAAGATGAAAGCTATGAAGATTTTATCAAGCGTTCCCACTTTAATCCGATTGGAAGACAAGTAAAGTTACACGATTTGGAAGATAATATGGACATTACCCGACTGGAGCAAATTACAGAGAGCGATTTATCAAGGCTGAATAAATATCTAAAGGCCTATAAGTATCTCAAAGAATAACTGCTGATGTACAATTACATTCAGTTTCACGGCACGGAGTACAAGATTACTTTCGTGCCGTGCGTTTTATTATAATAGTTTAACACTTAAAGTGAAGTAAAAAGAATCACTTTTCGTATATTTGCATAAAGCATGTGAAGTTACATGCAACCGAACTTGTCGTGAATACATTCATTGCTCTTAATGTATGATTAAGAAGGTTGACGGTCTGCTTGCATGTAATGTTTTGCAGGCCGTTTTTATTAATTAAAACATTGTACAATGGATAGAAAACAACAGGTTTTGCTGAAATTGAAACCGAAAGTGAAGGCGTTCGGGTTCAATAAAAAAGAGGTGATGGGTATCGCTGCTAGAATTGCCGATAACCTAACCTCCACAGATGACGCCTCCGATGAGGACGTAAACGCAGAAATTGAAGCAGCTATCGATGCGGTTCTCCCCTACCTGCAAGTCAGCCAGTCTTTTGCAAATAGAGTAATCGAAGAAAACCGCAAAAAGAATGACGACGACGATGAACCCGATGACGATGATGACGATGGCCCATCAAATCCCACTAATCGCCAGCCGGGTTTAAACAAAAAAAATCCCAAAAACAGAGGAAAGAATGATGATACTCCGGAATGGGCTAAAGGTTTGGTTCAGACAGTGCAAACACTGAATGACGAAATCGCAGCATTGAAAGGTGAAAAAGTTACCACTACACGTAAAGAAAAACTTGAATCCTTATTGAAAGACGCTGGTACATTCGGAGCTCGCACATTAAAATCCTTCAATAAAATGAAGTTTGAAAATGATGAAGAATTTGAAGAATTCTATTCCGAAGTTGAGGAAGATTTGAAATCTTACAACCAAGAACGTGCCGATGCAGGGCTTTCTAGTTTAGGTAATCCTCCAGGTCCAGGTAGTAAGAAACAAGAAAAAAATGAAGTATTAACTGACGAAGAGGTCATAGCAATAGCTAAAGGCCTTTAATCAAAAACAAATTAAAAATGGGTGCAAAAGCTGATTTAGTAAACGAACAAGAAACAATCTTAACCGGAATGGATTCGATTGTTATTCGTAACTATTTAGGCGGAATTATGAATGGTCGGACGCTAGATATGACTGAATTTAAACAGCCTGTGATCAAAGCTGGGCACATTGTCATCCGCGATACAGAAAACGATACTTATAAGCCAATGCCTGTTAATTCAGCAGGTACAGCCTACGAATCATTGCCGGGAAGTCATGAATATGTCGGTGTTGTTGTTTGTTCCAAGCCTGCTGACAAACCATTCGTTGGTATCATGTATGCTGGTGAAGTGAATGACGTGGCAAGTCCTTATCCTATTGACAGCATTAGGACTGAATTAAAAACGGCATTGCCACAACTAACTTTTTTACACGATTAAAAGGAGGTGAAAGATGAATGAATCATTATTTATTGAATATGTAAGAAGAATATGGCCTAAATTGAGTCTATATGTGAAAGAAAAGATCAATAAAACAAACAAGAAATTGACCTATCTTCACAAAACGATGCTTACTAATGTATATTCTCCTGATCAAAAATGGGAAGGCACATCTGCTAATACTACATATGTAGCTGCTGATATGGTAGCTATGGACTCTCCGCTTTCACCTAAAAAGCGAGATTCTATCGCACGGTCAAACGGGGAATTGCCTAAGATCGGAATTAAAAAGAATCTAAAAGAGAGTCAAATTAATGCCATCAACATCATGAGAGCTCATTTATCCAATGCCAGTACGGATGCAGCTAAGAAATCTATCCTTAACCGCATAATCACTCGCGTGTTAGACGATGGAACGGCTTGCTCTATTGGTATTGATGAGAGAAATGAAGCAAATTTCCTTACAGGACTCTCCGATGGCATCATCATTGTTGAGGGTGATGATGATAAAAATACTGGTATAGGTCTTCGTGTTGATTATGGTTATTTGTCAGAACATAGCTTTGGTGTTGTTACTACTGGTGAAGTTACAGGAGATGATATTGAAAGAGTTATAAGTAAAGCTAACGATGACGGTAACAGTATTTCAGTTATTATGCTGGCTTTATCTACATATAACAAAATGCGTCAGTCTCAATGGGCAAAGGAGCTAGCTGCAAATTATCAAGGTCAAACCTTTAATAATGATACTAAGCTGCCTGTACCTACTTCTACATTATTTGATGAAGCGTTCTCTGACCAATATAACGGTATCTCATTCCTGAAAATTGACCGTTCAGTAACTTATGAAAAGAACGGTCGAAGGGTATCTTATAAACCGTGGAATGCGAATAAATTGATATTTCTCCCTTCTGCCGATAATGTAGGTTCTTTTGTATGGGGAACTTTGGCTGAAGCGACTAATCCTGTTAATGGAGTTGAATATACTACCGTTGATGAATACAAGTTGATTAGCCGTTACTCTAAGACAGATCCGTTACGGGAATTTACAAGCGGACAGGCTATTTGCTTACCGGTTATCGAAAATGTAGATCAAATCTACTCTTTGGATATATTAGAAGCCCAAACAGTAGACACAACAAAAGAAGGGGAAGATTCTTCTGATGTTAAGATTACAATTTGGGGAGTAACTTACAAAAAACCGGAGTTTGTGACGGAATATAATAAGATTGCAGGCGGGAACCTTACTCCCACCGTTTCTGATGATAAGCTGATCGCAGCAGTCAACAGATTAAGTGACGCAGACGAAGAAGCATTGAAAAAGGCGGTTGAATCCCATAAAGCATCGTAAGCCATGAAGACAATACAGCAAGCTCTCATAGACGAAATACACTATCCGATTTCTATCGGTTTTGTAGAGAATGTGATGATTAAACGTAATCTCAATGGTGATGATGAGTTTGGTCATGATATAGATCATTCTAACGAATACCAGGGAGCTTTAGCTGATTGTCTTTGGTCTTTGGTCCAGGCTATCAATTTCTCTGAAGCAGACAAGTCCTTCGGGGCTTTATCTGATAAAGATAAAGAACGGATACTTTTACGTGTTAACTCCATTTACAAGACTATTGGTGAACCTTTAGTAGAACTGGAGGCAAAACCAACGGTATATGTAGGTGATTGTTTATTGTAGAATGGCGGTATTGAACAGAAATTCTAACAGATTACAGTACCTCGTTTCCGCTTCGGGGTATGAGGATGAAAACGGAGATTACCATCCTGGAGAAGACCATTGGGAAGGTGATATTCCTTGTGATGCTGTTCCTTCCGGTAAGGCAGATGAAAAGGAGTTTGAAGACGGTGTAACACGAAAATACTCTTATGAGGTGTACAACCTTCCTCCGGACTGCCGTAATTTCACAATAGGTGATAGGGTAAAGTTGATTTTGCTTGGAGGAATTGAAAGAGAGTTTAATGTGAAAGGTTTTCATCGTTACCAACTTCAGTGCAAGATTTGGGTTTAGTATATGGGAATAAGAATGACTTCCAAACTGGATGAGATTCATAAAATACTGATGAAAGAGGCAGAACGGGTTGATAGGCTGACAATACGCGCCTTGTCGTATCTTGGTGAACAATGTGTTATTAGGGTGCGTGATAGAGGTGGTGATAAAAGTTGGTATGACCAGTCCGGTAATCTGCGTAGTTCAGTTGGCTATGTAATAGCCCATAATGGCAGTATTATCCAATACTCGGACTTTAATCAGGTGAAGCAGGGTTCAGAAGGTGTAAAAGTCGGCAAGGACTTGGCAGAAGAACTGGCTAGAAGATATTCCAATGACTATGTTCTTGTTATAGTTGCCGGAATGAACTATGCTGAATACGTGGAAGCGATGGATAACAAGGATGTGCTTGCATCAACGGAATTATGGTCAATAGACCAAGTTCCCAAGATGCTTGAAAAATTAAAGAGACAGATTGCCAAATGATGAAATCAGATATTGATATTGCAAAGTTCGTTTATCACAAGATTAAAGGTAGCAGCCTTGAAAGTGATATTACTGGAAAATTGAGTGACAGGGGAAGACCTAACAAGTCAGACAGAGAGGATATTGTTATATCTGTTCTTGCTAATGAAGGATGCGGTCAGATTCAGCGGGCTTATGTGAATGTCAATGTTTATGTTAGGGACCAATGGAATGCTAGAACAAAGGCATGGGAAAAGAATACCCAACGTGTCGGTGAATTATGCGAATTATGCAAGTTCCTTTTTTTTATACGGAAAGATGAGTATCATACTGTGCCTTCGAAATGCAGTCAGAAAACCAATCCAACAGGTGTTTCTTTTGAGGATGGACACACGGAACATTTCATCAACAACAAACTGTATATTGAAATAAATAACGAATAAGTATTAACTATATTAAGCAATATAGAACTATGGCAGTAATCGGATGGGGTAAGCCCCGTATTTTTGTTAAAGACCTTGATACAGTATCACCTTCATGGGAAGAATTGCCTACTCCGGTAGAGGATTCCACACAGTTGACAACAACAAAAGGTGACAAGAAAGAAGCAAAGATTGAAGGAGGAGAGAACGAGGATGTAAAGTATGGAAAAAACACCTATGCTCTTACTTTCAATATTCGTGCTGCAAAAGGGCGTAAGCGCCCTATAAGTGATAGTGATGGAGTGGTAGCACATAATTATGCTGTTGCTTTGCAACCCGAAGATCCTGATGTTCAGGGATTCTGTATGGAGAAAACTACCGTTTCTGTTGAGGATTCATTTACAGCGGCAGATGGTGGTATTTGGGCGTATACTTTTGATGCCTTGAAACCGGATTCGGACAAAAAACAGATTCAATGGGGCAAGATTATAACAACGCCTACTTCTGGTAAGCCAACTAAGATTGAATGTGATCCGGAAGACACATCCGGAGATGGAGATAAATTTGAAGTTGCTCCCAATCCCGGTGGGTAATAAGTTTTTGATAGGTAATGCCAAGCGTGGGGGCTTTGTACTCACGTGTTTTGCGGAAATGGTGTAATGGATGCACACATATCAACCAGATATGAGGTCACAGTCCGAATCTGTGTTTCCGCTCGATTTTGAGAATTTGATTTGTTGTTCATATGTCTTTTCATGCCGGTTGTCTGTGAAGATATCCGGCATTAATTAAAAAAAACAAGAACTGTTATGTTAGAAGATGGGAAACTTATAGACATGGACATTGCGGATACTATAATTGAACGTCCGCATGGTTTTAAAGTAAATCAACGTCAGTTTTATCTATATCCGGTTACTCTTGGAAAAACATACCTAATATCAAGGATTGTGGAGTGTCTTGGCATAAATCTGGAAATTATCAAGGCTAATCCGTATATGGAAGCGTTGAGACTGTGTCAGGGAAAAAAAGAAAGCGTGTGCCGTATTTTGTCCTATCATACCATCAATAAGAAAGATGAGCTGTTTGACTGCAATCTCGTACAGGAAAGGTGCGATTTCTTCTGCAAGGAGCTTGACGATGACAGCATGGCACAACTGTTGGTTATGGTATTGCCTGAAGGAGACATATCAGCATATATGAAACACCTTGGAATAGATAAGGAAAAAGAGTGGCAAGCAAAAGCTATGAGAGCCAAGAAGAATAATAATTCTCTTACATTTGGCGGCAAAAGTATATATGGCACATTGATAGATACAGCTTGTCAACGGTACGGATGGACTTTTGAATATGTTGTTTGGGGTATTAGCTATGCCAATTTACAATTGCTTCTTGCCGATTCCGTAACATCCATATATTTGTCTGACGAGGAACGTAAGCGAGTTAACATACCTCAAGACCGTGATATCATCAATGCCGATGATCCGGCAAATATGGCAAGGATTAAGGCTATGAGATGGGACTGAATACGACAAATAGAACAGCGCGACAAATAAAAGGCAAAAAAATCACGAGGGTTATACAAAAACTTTCGTGATTTATCGGTGAAATAGAACAATGTCATAGTTTTAAACTATGACATTGTGTATTTATTTTATATTTCGATTTTATCGAAACTATCTATAGAACCATTGGCAGAGAAATGCAATTCCCAGCATATCACCTCATTGTAGTTTGTTGACCAACCTCCAATACTAGGAACTTGAATTGAGTTGTTTCTTAGAACTTGATGATACATTTTATTTCCGATATAGATATAGAAAAAATTTAAAGGATATTTTGCGGCACTACCTTTTGTTGCTGATTTTACCCCAGCATTAAAGGAATTAAATGTTCTTGTAACATTTCCAAAGTAAGAAGAATATGATGTAATGGATTTACCTGCCAACGTGTTGCTTTTTGATACTATGGTTTCATTTGACTTTGTAAAAGTCATGTCTTTGCTATTAGTTTTTCCATACAGGTCGGTATATGAAACTTGCACCTTCATCTCTGTCTTAGATATGTTTTTAATAGTATAGACTGTTTTTCTATTAAAGTAATTATTTGAACATGTAACCTCGTTTTCTGTTTGTTTATAGTCTCCACTGTCAATAAATTCATCTGCTATATATGCGGAATAAAATTCATCTTCTCCAAATGAAACAAAATAATTTCCACTTTCCCAAGTTCCAACAATGGAAGATAAAGGCGGATTTCCATTTCCTGTCTCTCCATCTTTTTGTATTTCATTGTCATCTGAACAAGCTGTTAAAAAAAACATAGGCAACATTGCCATAAAAAATAAAATTCTTTTCATAATGTACGCTTTTAATAATTATTCCCCCATTGCTAATTTTAATGCTTCTTCAAGTCTGTCTGCATATTTGAATATATCATCCACGTTGTCTATCTGAATCCATTCACAACTCTTATATTGGTCTGCCGGTATTCCTATTTGCTTTTTTCTTGCTCCGATAGAAATACGGCATATCCAGTACCATTGGCTGTTATCAATATTTACAACGAAGTAGCTTTTATAGTCTTTATAGGTTATGCGAGCCACATCCACACTTTTTCTTAAAATGCTTCTTACGATGTTGTAGGCATCTAATTCCTCTTGTGTTGTTACGACACCGGATTCTTTATCCATGTATACAACTCCGCCCGGGAGTTTCTCTTCTGTATCTTCTGTGGAAGTATTTATGGATGTATTGTCTATCGTTGGGAGTGAGTCAGATGTTTGCTCGCTGTTTTTTATAGCTGTATTTAGTCTATCAGAAATAATATCATTAATAACAGATGTGATAGATTTCTTAACGAGTGGGGTAAACATATCTATCACCTTTGATGTGATTTGCCCTGAAGTGTAGACTTGACGTGCAAAGAACCGAACAAATTCTGCTGTAGGTGATGCAAATTCGTTATTCAATATTGATTTTATTTCTGTCGTGTATTTCAATTCGTTTGCCGTACTTAGAACATCCTCTTCATTGTAATATGACTTATGGAATTTCTTTAGTTGCTCTATATCCGCATCTGATAAGTCAAGCATGTTCACGACAAGAAACGGTTTCTCATCCATTATGTTTATTTTCTCCAGGTCGGTGTAAAATCTATACTCTATTCCATTTGTAAGCACGCCAAAACGCGCTTTTGACGCTACAAAATATTTTTGTAGTTGGGTGTCATGCAGGTTTAGGTCTTGCTTGCAGTGTTTGCATTCTATAAGAAGTATAGGATTTTCATTCTTCATTATGGCATAATCGATTTTTTCTCCTTTTTTCTTTATTAAGTCACAATCCATTTCAGGCACGACCTCAAAAGGGTTAAAAACATCGTATCCTAAGGCTGCAATCATTGGCATTATAAATGCGTTTTTTGTAGCTTCTTCTGTAGCTATCTTGTCTTTTTGTTTTTTTATATTATCAGATAGCTGTGTAACTTGATCCTTAAAATCCATTGCTCTGCTTTTTACTTTGTAATATTGTACAAATGTAATTTATATAATAATATAAACAAAATTAAAGATAGGAAAAATAAACAGTTGAATATATTTTGTGTGTTTTGTGGCTCTAACTATGTCATTTATTGTTATATTTGCAATGCCGTGTGATGTTGCACGGAACTATTTCTATCGAAAAGACCTATGGCTGGAATACATTTTGACATTACAGGTGATAATTCTAATTTCTTACGTAGACTTCGTGAAGTAGAGAATGGTGTAAAAAACACGTCCAAGCAAATAGAGCAAAGCGGTTTAGGTATTGAAGAACTGTTTAACCGTATGACTAGAGCTGCCGCAGCATTCGGAGCTGGTTTTACTGCAAAAGAATTAATTTCAAATATTGCACAAGTCCGAGGAGAATTCCAACAATTGGAAGTTGCATTTAAGACAATGCTTGGCAGTGAGGATAAGGCGAATGCCCTCATGCAACAATTGGTAAAAACGGCTGCTATCACTCCTTTTGACCTTCAAGGCGTAGCAAATGGAGCTAAACAACTTCTTGCTTATGGAGAAAATGTTGAAAACGTAAATGACAACTTGATACGTCTTGGAAACATAGCCGCAGGTCTTTCTCAGCCACTTGGTGATATTGTGTATTTGTATGGTACTACCATGACGCAAGGACGGTTATATACCGCAGATTTAAATCAGTTTACAGGTCGTGGTATTCCTATGATTCGCGAATTGGCAAAAGTATTCGGAGTAGCAGAAGGAGAAGTAAAAAGTCTAGTGGAAGCAGGGAAAGTGGGATTCCCGGAAGTCCAGAAAGTCATCCAAAACCTTACAAATGAGGGAGGAATGTTCTACAACCTTATGCAAGAACAGTCCAAGACAATCACTGGGCAAATTTCTAATATAGAGGATGCTGTTTCCACCATGTTCAATGAGATAGGGAAAGCCAATGAAGGAATTATAAACGAAGCTCTGTCCGGTGTCTCTTATTTGGTTGAGAATTATGAGAAAGTAGGGAAAATCCTTATTAGTCTTGTAGCAACTTATGGCGTATATAAAGTGGCTGTGATGACAGTCACGGCTTTGCAAGCTTTACAAGCTTCAGGTATTGCCGCTCTAACTATTGCCGAACGTGCCCACTACGGATGGCTGGTTTTGCAAACAACGGCACAAAAAGCTTTGAACGCTGTTATGCTTACTAATCCGTATGTGTTATTGTCAGCTGCTGTTGTAGGGCTTGGAGTTGCAATGTGGTCGTTATCCGATAATACAACGTCAGCAGAACGTGCTTTAGATTCATATAACAAGAAAATAGAAAAACTCAACACGGACGAGGAAGATCGGAAACGTATTTTGGAAGGTCTTGTTAGCACCATTAATAGCGAGGTGGAAGCCGATGTTACTAAACTAAAAGCTTTAAAAGATATTGAGGAACTATACCCAGCACTCTTTAGGAAATATGTTGATGAGAAAGGTCATATACAGGATTTGATTGGTTTTTGGAAGGCATATAATGAAGAAGTTGTAAAATCTAGAACACAGTCAAAGCAGGCTATAGTCGAGTCCTTGGAACAACAGATAAAAAGTGCGGAATGGGCTTATAATTTAGCTAAGAAGGAGAACAACCGTTCCGAGATGAAGGTTCAGGCACAGCGTATCGAAGACCTGAAAAATGAATTGGCAAACGCAAGAAGGGATGTCTTGTCGGAAATCAATGCCCAATTGGAAATTGAGAACAAACAGGGAACAAAAGAAACTACATATCAGGAAGATTTGGCAAATGCTAAAGCCGAATGGGAAAAAGCGAAAAAAGGATATGAGGCATTAATCAAAGATAAGGCGGCTACATCGAAACAGGTGAAAGAATCCAGGGATAAGATGTTGTCCGCTGAAAAGGCATATAAAGAGTTGGGTGGAGCAACTGGAAATGAACTGGCTAAACAAAAAAGCCATTCCAAAAAAGAAGTGGAAGACAGACTAAAACAGCAAGAGCAACTTGCTGAAGAACTTCTTTCCATCCGTCGTAAGAACCAACAGGACGAAATAAATCTCATGGCTGACGGAACTGAAAAGAAGTTGGCGCAGATAGATTTGGATTATCAGAAAGAGCTTGATGCCATTGAAAAGCAACGTGAGGAATGGAATAAAAAGCAAAAAGGCAAACTTACTGATGAGCAGGAAGCTCAGTTGGCTGAATCCGAAGAAAACGCTTACAAGAAATATGAGAATAATGTAAAAGACACAAATAAAGAGAAACTTGATGCTGACAAAAAAGCATGGCAGGAATACTTCATTGCGTTTGGCGATTACCAGGAAAAGAGAAAGGCTATCACGCAGAAGTACGAAGATGAAATAGCGGACATCATAAAGAAGGGGGGTAACAATGGAGAGATTGCATCCGCAAGGGCAAGACAGGCAAGCGAATTATCTTCATTGGATGAACAATATGGGAAATCAACCAAGGCAATGGCGGACCTCTTTGAAGACGCTTCCGACAAGTCGGTAAACGCCATTCAAGCTGTCATTGATAAGTACGAGCTACTTGTGTCATACCTTTCTGGAGAGAATGGTGTTACCGTTGAAGATTTGAAAACCGTAGGATTTACCGATAAAGACCTTAAAAGCATAGAGGACGGCACAATCAACATCAAGGATATTACCGATTCTATCAAGAATTTAAAGGATACGCTTTCAGGTAAATCACCGTTCAAGAAGTTTACGGAGGACATTAAAAATGGAATCAGTTACCTTAAAAACGCTAAAGGTGATACGGATGCGATTGGTATTGGAATATCGAAAATAGGAAATGCAGTCGTTGAATTTTCCGGTCCGCTCAAAGAGTTTAGCTCCAACATAGGGAGTATCTTCGGATTTGACGATTCAAAAGTACAAGGAGCAATTGATGCTGTTAGCGGTTTAGGACAAACAGCGGCAGGTGTCGGTCAGATTATGAGCGGTGACATCGTAGGTGGTGCCATGAGTGCAGTCAACGGAATCTCTTCTGTTGTGTCTGCGCTTGATGGAATGTTTGGTGCTGACTACTCGCACTACAACGCTATGAAGGAACAGTACGATACGCTTAACTCCATTTGGGACGAATTGATTGACAAAAAGAAAGAATACATTAATACCTCATACGGTGTAGAAGCTAATAAGGTCGGGAAAGAGGCATTGGAGTTGGCGGAAAAAAGTATTGAAAGTTACCGTATTCTTGGTAAAGAAAGACTGAACGCAGGTGCATCCGCAGGTTCTCACTCTATTGGCGTACGAATCCGCAAGGGTATGAGCAAGGAAGGATGGGAACAAGCACGTGAAGCCCTTGGAGCTGATTTTGATAAAGCGACAAGTGGAAGAATGACAGGACTTTTCGACCTGTCAGCAGAACAAGTTGAGAAACTGAAAGAAGCTGATATTTTTTGGTCAAAGTTGGATGATGATGTACGTGAATATCTGCAAGGGATTATTGATGGCGAAGAGCGTATAAAGGATATTCAGAACCAAATCAAAGAACAACTTACGCAAGTGTCTTTTGATAGCGTGTTTGACAGCTTTGTAGACATGCTTATAAATATGGACAGCTCCGCAGAGGACTTCTCTAAGAATTTTGAGCAATATATGCAACGTGCTATTCTCACTACAATGGTAGGAAACAAGTACAAAGACAAGTTGCAAGCTTGGTATGATAGTTTTGCTAAGGCTAACGATGATAAGGCAGGTATAACCAAGGAAGAAATGGAAAAGTCGCAAGCGGAATGGGACGCCATTGTCGCAGAAGCTCTTGCGGAACGGAATGCTTTAAAAGATGCTATGGGTTGGACCGGAGATAGCACACCCCAACAAGGCGGTTCTCAACGAGGGTTTGGCACTGAAATGACACATGAAGATACAGGAGAACTAAGCGGTAGGTTTACAGCATTGCAGATTTCAAATGAGGAAATAAAGAGCCAAATGATAAATGTTGTTGTCGGCATAGGATCTTTGGTCTCTATCTCAACGGAGGGCAATGCTACGTTGGGTAACATCTTGAATCAGCATGTGATTACTAACGGTTATTTGGAAGATATCGTAAAATACACAAAGCTTATCCTTGAATTAGGATCGAAATTAGATAAGATAGTAGATAATACTAAAAATATGTAACATGGAAGGAGAATTTTATATAAATGACAAGGATGCTTATACCACATGGGGAATAAGTATGGATACCTCTTCTTTATCGGCGTTAATGACACCACCACCGATGAAAGAGTTTATAGAAAACAAGTCACGCCTGGAAAACGGCAAGCGAGTTATAACTTCAAATCCCAGGGTTGATGAAAGGAATATTACACTTACATTTAATCTTACGGCTAAAAGCGAAGATCAGTTTTTTGTTAGATATAATTCTTTTTGTGAAGAACTCGCCACTGGGGTATTACATATCAGAAGCAAATATCAGCCAAATGTTGTGTATAAGACTATTTATTTGTCATGTAACCAATTTACACAGTTTATGAGGGGAATCGCTAGTTTCTCCTTGAAATTAGTGGAACCTAATCCTGCGGATAGGACAACGTGATTTTTTCTTTGAATATAATGCTATCATGTGATTTATTTGTATATTTGCTACATAACATTGTATGAAGCTATACAATACTTGTATGGGACTAATAGACATTAAAAACATATCAGGAGATATTATCCTTTCAATCCTTCCCAATGGCGGTTGCAAGCGGAAGTTTACGTTGATGAAGGAAGATTACATCACGTTGAAATTTTCTTTGGATAACCCCATATACTTCAAGCTAGGATCATACGTGGAATGCGAGTTTGGACTGTTCGAGGTGTGCGACTTGCAAAAACCCATCTTCAACGCCAATACGGGAGGATATGATTATGAATTGCAGCTTGGCTCCCATTATTGGAAATGGAAAAACAAAGTCTTCAAATACACCCCGGAAACGGCAGGGCAGGAAGCGTCCTGGAACCTCACCGCTTCACTTGATGTTCAAGCCGGTATAGTCCTTAGAAATCTGAAAGCTCTTGGCTATAAGTATAAAGGACAGGATTTTGTTTTCTCCATTGACAGCACTGTAGAGAATAAGGCACTACTGATGACTTATGACAACATCAACATCCTTGACGCCTGTTTTGAGATGGCGAAGAAATGGGATTGCGAATGTTGGGTGACTGAAAACATCATCCATTTCGGACGTTGCGAGTCTGGCGATGCGGTTAACTTTGAAATCGGGGTGAACGTTGTAGAGATGTCACGTTCCGATTCCCAATCAACCTACGCCACCCGAATATATGCTTTCGGTTCCACAAGGAATATCCCTTCCAACTACCGTCCGGTTGATGAGTCGGTGGTTGTGAACGGCGTTGTGCAAAAACGCTTAATGTTGCCCGACGGAACTCCGTACATAGACGCTTATCCTGATATGACTACCGAGGAAGCCATTGAACAAGTGGTTATCTTCGATGAAGTCTATCCCCGAAGGGTCGGCACCATGTCGGATGTCACAACTATTGAGGTGACAGACAAGGTGGAGAATGAGGACGGCACAACCACCGAGGAAAAATGGAATGCCTACCGCTTCAAGGATACCGGCATTACCTTCTCAAAGGACTATATCCTTTCCGGTGAGGAATTGAAAATCATTTTCCAATCCGGCAAGTTGAATGGTATGGAATTCGCTGTGACATTCGACCCTGACAATAAGAATGAACAACTTTGGGAAATAGTCAGAAATGAGAACTACGGCAGACCGCTTCCGGACGGAGTGCTTATTCCTGAGAATGGGGATACTTATATTCTATCCGGTTGGGACAGCACGAAGATAGCCGAATTAGGGCTTGTATCGTCTGCCGAGCAGGAATTGAAGGACAAAGCCGAGAAGTACGTTGCCAAGTCAAAGATAGACCCCAACACTTACAACTGTATGATGATGTCCGATGTCGCATACAGTGAGGACGGAGTGCACAATCTCTACGGCATCGGTCAGAAGGTTAACTTAATCAATAAGGCTTATTTTGAGAACGGAAGGCAGTCAAGGGTTATCGGATACGAGTTTAATCTTGACTTTCCTTATGATTCTCCGATTTATACAGTAGGGGAGACGGCAGCCTACTCGCGTATAGGGGACCTCGAAGGCAAGATAGAATCTCTTACCCTGAAAGGTCAGACTTATACAGGCGGTTGGGGCAGTGGGGTTTATCTGATTAAAAGAAATGATTCCACACCGGCTACCGACAATAATGCATTCTCTGCTTTGCGTTCATTAAGCATGTTCTTGCGGAAAGATAAAGATGACCGTACCCCGCACAAGTTATCCTCTGACAAAGCTTTTGAAATAGGGAAATTTGTCAGTGGTAGTACAGGTGGTATCATAATGGTTGATAAGGAAACAGGTCAAACCTATGCGGAGGTTGATAAACTGAAAGTCCGCATGAAAGCCTATTTCGAATCACTGGA